AACTGTTGCACAGAGTGTGACGGTGATGCACGCCGCATTCCGAAAGAAGTAGAGAAAGCCATAGCGAGTGAGTTCGCCACAGCCGCGTTGCAAACCGTGATGAGTGAATGGAACTTACCGAAAACAGCCCAAGATGCACTTAGAGATAAGTTGCGAAAACTTGGTTCGGATTTCGTTATGACTAAGACTTCTTTAAACTCGGAGACCCCATCCAAGCCTGGGGTGGTAAATATTGGACTTGGAGCGAAAGCGGTGCCGGCTGTGAAGCAGGCACGTCCAGCATCAAGTTCCAAGACCCCAAAGCCCAAAAGCCCACCAAACTCAGCGAAATCGCAAGCGACCTCCCAGGCCTTAACGATTTCGTCTGGCCATGTCGTGGCCAGCGTGCTGAATACGATTCCTTCAACCTCCAAAACAACAATCGCACCTCCAGGTACAACAAGTCAGCCGTCCCGTGCTCAAAGGCGCGCAGCGAAGCGATTAGTAGATACCTCAGCCACTTCATCGGCAAAGACCTCCAATCAATAATTCCCACGTTTTTAGTAACAATGTCCGTACCAGATATCCGTAAATGTTTTGATGAAGTTTTGCTCAATGTCAACCCAGATGCGACACCAGGCGTGCCGTATTCAATGTTCGCTCGTTCCAACAAAGAGCTCCTTGAAACAAGGAGTGGTTTGTTGTTCAACTCAGTATTGGAACGAATCTTTCGAATAGTCGAAATAGATCCCACTACCATGTCCATTGAAGAACGCATCGACCAGTATCTAGTCGATCCAGTTAGGCTGTTCGTGAAAAACGAACCGCACCCTAAGAAGAAAGCGGAAGAGGGACGATGGCGTTTGATTTGCTCAGTTTCGATAGTCGACAAGATCATCGAGATGATGCTATATTCAAAGCTGAATTCTTATTCAACCGCTAACTGGAGAAGCATCCCACCTAAACCGGGGATGGGGTTTTCATATGAAGATTGTCAAGAATTGTGGAAGATAGTAGAAACGATGCCAGCAGCTGTTGGCACAGACGTCTCAGCCTGGGATTGGTCAGTCCAATCCTGGATGCTTGAAGATGAGTTTGCAGTTCGCGCAGCACTAATGCGCATGCATTGCTTACATTCTGACGCCATCAAACTCATGACTAGATTTGCTGATTTAGCCTCCCTCAGCGTTTACCAAACGTCTGGGGGTACGCTCTTGAAGTTGTCCATCCCTCGAATGCAAAATTCAGGTCGGTATAACACTTCAAGCGGCAATTCAATCATGCGTGCACTAGTTTCCTATCATGTAGGCTCAGTTGCATCCATAACAATGGGTGATGACTGTGTTGAGACTTATGTAGATGACGCAACGCTCAAATACCAACAACTTGGTATCACCCTCAAGAATTACGATCGAGTATTGACTGAGTTTGAGTTTTGCTCGCGCATATATCGCCGTGACGTAAGTTACGCGCTCAACCACATCAAGTCGCTCCTCATCTTGTTTCAACACAAGATACCGGACGGCCAACTAGGTGTCTTAGCAAAGACAGCGCTTAATATGCAGCTAGAAGATTGCTATCGCACTAGTCCCGCATGGGAAGAGTTGGTCCACATTCTGGAACGCGTGGGGTGGTACGCGTAAATATGCC